TGCACGATTTTCATCGATTATGCGCTGATAGGTTTTCATCTCTCTTTCAAGAATCTCTCTTGAATAGATTCTACCGTTTCTATTTTCTTCATTAGCTTTTTGTAAAGGACCGCGAATAATTAAAGGCTGTCCCGTTGAAATAGAATTTCGAGCTTCGTTAATTGTAGATTCATTTATATTAATTAGCGTTGTTTCTGTTATAATGCCTTTCATTATGAGTCCTTCTTTACTTTTTTAATGATTTTATCAGCTTCCTCTAGTAAGTCCTTGCAATCAGTGATGAGTTCGAAGTAAGATTCTTTTTTGATAGACTTTACTGAGTGAACAACTGCTTTGGTTTGTTTCTCCAATGATTGCTTAATTTCATCAAGCTTTTTAACTATCAATGAAACAACAGCAGCCCCGATACCCAGCTTACCTAGAGTACCTAACTCAGAGATAACTTCTCCCTTTTCTTTAATCTGGGAATTTATAAGAGTAAATTCTTTAATCATAAATTCAGATAAAGATTCTTTTGATTCAAGCACTCTTAAAATAAACTGTTCCTCTAAGGGGCTTAAATCTTTTTTCATTGCTATTGAAATAAACTCTAGCTTATCATTAAAAAACTTAGTGTATTTCGTTACTTGACCTACTTTATTTTGAGTCAAATGCTCATACAGTTTTTCAGTTACTCGTTTGTCTTGAATACCAAGTTGATGTGCTTCAAGAGCAACATTGATAACCGAAAAAATATTATCGTATTCGTCATCTATGTTTACAAAGGTATCTTCAACTTCTTGTAAAACTTTTGTTCGTTTAAGAGAGCCTATCATTTTTGAATACGCCTGTCCAACTTCTGCGCCTTCGGGTAAAAATCGAACTGCCGCTTTAACTTTCTTTTTAGCTCCATTTTTTGTTCGGGCTTTCGCATGAATTAAATGGTTAAATACAACGGCTTCTTTATATAAAGGAGATCCCGAATGGAAATGTTCATACATCAATTTATGATAAACTTTTGCCCTCTCTGTATCTTTATGTAGAAGAGACTCAATAAAAGAATAGGAAAGCATCTCGAATATCAGACCCGAATTAATCATGGACTTCTCCCTTAATTTTAAACTGCTCCGTCAAGTCTCTATAGACAGTTCCTAAGAGTCTTTTATTTTCACTTTCAAAAGCCATCGGGCTATCCGTATCGGGTTTTTCAACACCCATTTCTCCCGAATCATAACCAGAGCGATCTTCTTCGTCGCCCTCTTCATCCCACATTTCCCCACCCTCATCACTTGCAAGTTCGTCGTGAGGATTTGTTTTGATGCGCTTAAGTTCTCGTATGATTTCTTCATTAGAAAGTCTAAGGAAATGCTGCATAGCATATTCAACAGAGAAGGCTTGATCTTTTCCAGTTGCTTCTTTAAAGAGATTAATTCTTTCAGTCCATAGGGCAGCTTGCATAAGTTCTGCTTGATGGGATGGATTCGTCATAGTTAGTTTAAAATTTAGAACGTCACTAGTATGAACACCCTTAAGATATAGGTGTATAGTAGCAAGCCTAGTAAGAGAAGCCAAAAATGCTTTTTGAATTCTCTGAATTGTGCGCGAGAACCTTACGTCCTCCTGAGACAAGAGACTCTTGGCTGATATATCTTCTTCATAGGTTAGATAAGACTTAGGAACCTTAAGAACGGAAAATAGTTTCTTCTGAATATATTCGATATCATCAATGTCACTCATATTTTGTGCGCCAGGGAGAGTATCAATTTGTGAACTAACTCCACCCCTAGAGGGTAGAATATAATCTTCATCTACAGCCATAGGATTATAACGAAGGTGCGTTAATCCAGTATCTTTTTCAACTGTTGTCGTTTTCTTGAGTTTGCGCTTTACAGATTCAAGGTAATCTCCAACGTCTTTCGGATTCATATTCCCGACTTCAATATTAAAGACTCTACGTTCTGGAGCGCGAGTAATACGGTAAACCATCATGGCATCTTCCAGCATTGTTATCTGTTTAAAGATGCGCCTTGCAGAATCTAGAATGCCTCTACTATAAGGCTTAAAGCGATCATCACCACCCAAGGCAAAGTGAGCCATATTAATTTCTTCAATGTAGGGTTTATCTTGTATCGCAGAAGTATAGAATTGTCCAGAAGCACTTTCGAGTCTGCTCCATTGATACCTTATCTTTTCGGGGCTATCTTCATCGAAGCCCATTTCTTTAGCAATTTCAATCGAAGGTAATGGGAGAACCCTAACGATACCATTTTTCTCCTCTGTTTCAGTGTACATAAAAATGTCACCATACTTACAAAGGTTTCGCATCCAGCCCCAAGCATTATTTTCAATGTCTAATACGTTATAGAAGAAATCCTCAAGGTACTCTTTATTCTTTTTATCATCCGAATAAATTGAGAGAACTTTACCTTCCTCATTAAAAATAGTAGCCTCATCCGCATAGATATCTAATGCTGAAGAAATCATGGGTTCAAATTCCATCATTTCAAAATCAACGTATCGCGCTTTTCTATCATGTACCTGAGACTGATCGATTGCTTGTTGATAATAAGTATAAGAAACCTTATTGGATAAGCGGTCAATAATTTGTTGTGTTGCGCTCGTATCTTCGCCAAGCTCTTCATAATAAACAGACTTGGGAGAATGAGGACTTATCTTACGAACCAGACCCGAATAATCGGAAGGTCTACGGTCCTTATTCGCATTGATAAGCGTTTTAAATGTTACAGGCTTAACTGGCATCTATATTCCCCTAGTCATTAATTAACCAACGAAGATCGCCTAATTCTGGATCTTCCCAAGGATCGTCCAAAACGGGACTAAATTGTGGTTCCAACACTTCCGCAAAAGTTTGAAATTCAGGTGTGTAATAATCCGAATTAAAAGGTTGGTGCGAGTTTCGTAATGTTTCGTATTTCAAATAACTAGCCATAGCTAGCGGCATAACAAGATCATCATTATACCCACTCATAGCTTGTGCTTTACCATTATACCAAATGAAAACATCAAGTTCATCGAATAATCTCTGCGAGTAGATTTGCATCTCTCTTGGATTCATCACTTCAACCAGAGCATCAATAACTCTAGGTCTTATTAATGGCGACATGGTAAAACCAGGAACCATCTTTACTTCTGCTTCAACAGGAGCATAAGGGTTCACTTTTGTTTTTTGCGCTCGACTTGTGTAGTAAAGATTAGAGTAACCCTGTTCCACAAGAGAACTCGCTACTGCCCACCCAAGTCCGTTGTTTTCCACAACAATTTGCGCTTTATTATAAGTAGTCGCTGCCCTTAGTAAAAGTTGAACAAATTCTGTTGTAGCTACCTTACCTTTAAACTCTTCAATCTGTTCATAGTTAACTAAGTCAAATACTTCATAAGTAGAAAAGTCTTTCCCATCACCTCTTGCAACGTCAGCAGTAATGACAAACTGCGTATCTTCTGAGAAAGAACTAATGTCTCTCCAATTCCAGATAGCATTTTTAGGACCAAATTTCTTTATGGGATCTTTCATCTTATGCTTTCGATACCATTGTAATGCTTCCGCTTCAATAACCGTATTACCAGAAGCAATAAAAGAACATTCATATTCTTGTGCCATCTTCTGCTTGTCAAAGCCTAAAGCCTTAAAAGCATCCTCCCACCATTGTTGATCACGTTCTGGGTGAAGATCCCAATTGAGCGTGATGGGCTTAAAGTCATTCAATTCTGAAGTGGCTTCGGTAAACATCTTGTGGAAGAAATTACCTTGTCCATTAGGAGTCGAAAGAATGATAGCATCTCCACCCGTTGACAGAGTAGGATATGCAGCAGTCCAAAGAATGTCAATGTTTTTAATGAAAGCCGCTTCATCAAGCACCAAAAGGCTCAACGCCTCTGATCGTCCCGCATCGTCAGAAGAAGGAGAAGCAGTACACGTTGAACCATTAGCAATTGTTACACTCTGCTGATTATCAGAAGTAAGTTTTGGTTGTAGAAATGCTGGAAGGTGCCTTAAGAAAACCTTAACTTTTGTAATGAAGTTAATTGCTGTGGATTGCTTAGTAGCAATAACAAGAATTTCTTTATTGGGGTGAAATATCATTAACCACGCACAATAACCAGCAACGAGAGTTGACAGACCTAGCTGCCTACTCTTAAGGATGATTGTAAATCGGTGGATTAGGAAGTCACTTAATGTGGTTTCCTGAAAGTCATACATCTTAAAAGGAATAAGCCCCTTTAGAGGATGGCGTACCTTGCCATAGGTGAGCAAAAAATAAAGACAATTCCTTGCACACTTAACAAATTCAACTTGTTGTTGTTTTAGATCCATCCCAATAACTTTCTAGTTCTTCGAAATTTTCAAATAGATTTAGAATTTCAATTCTGTTGTGGTCTAGAGTTTCCCAATCCAAATTTTCTAGATCAAACCATAGGTCGGGCAACTC